GCTTACGCCCCAATACTGCGTAGTCTTCTTCATCTTCACTCCTCCTCATCGTCCCAGTCGGGCAGGCTATCGAGATATATTGCACGGAATTGGCGTTCGTCACCGCGCTATGGGGACTTCAGCCGGGCCATCCCCTTCGTCCAGCTTCTGCTACTGGCACAGCAACCTCAAACTACCGTTCGAGGATTTTGATAATTGCGCGGAATAGGCGATCACCGCGCTATGAGCCTTTGCCGAATATCGCTCTTTGTCCGGTTTTCTGTCAGCCGGCAAACCCCTCATCTAATGCGCACTCAATGAGGATTTGAGTCGCTGCCTCATAGTTTCAAGTGGTCAGCCTTCAGCTATTCGGCAACTGGCATTACAGCCCACAAACTAGACCGTCCGCCGTGACCAACTCTTGAGGATGGTCTTACAAAGTCAGGACTTTTTGACTTTCCCCGATCACAAAGAGCCGCTTGCAATGCCTAAGCAGAGGCGCGTGTGATAATGGAAGCGACTGGGCTTGAACCAGCGACACGCAATTACGTTGCTGCTCTACCACTACTGAGCTACGCTTCCATATGGTATCTCAACACCTTTCGGCGATGAAATCTTAATCATGCCCGCGAACGGAAATCGTCATCCTGCGGATGTTCGATATCGTATGCGGTTCTTAACGCAAGTTTCCCAAGTCTTCTAAGCATTTCGGGATCGTTGGAGAATATTATCCAGTTGAAAATCTCGTTATATCCGAGTTCAACATCAACGTCGAGTTGGACTTTCTTTTTGATGAGCATTATGCGACCTCAATGATGTCTCTAATGTCCGGGATTGCCGATATTTCCATCCACTTACCACCGATTGCTGAATTAAGGGAGACGAAATAGTCACCAACTCTACAGCGATGGACAACTGCCGATCTGTTCTCGCTTGGGTCACGTTCGCAGTATTGAAGAAAGCACTCGTACTGCCGGTCCGTGATGTTGTGAGTGCCAATTCCTTTTTCGGATACGATCTCTGTGAACCACCGGTTCTTTGTTGCCGGGAATTCGAGTGATGCCTGAATAGTCATAACCGCTTCGATCTTCGCATTGATTTTATCGCGTCGTGTATTCTCCGCAGCTTCAATGTCGTCGAGTTCAGTGCTGGATGCACCAGCAGCAAATGCTTTTTCCCACGCCGCTTCATCTGCTGCGGCTTGTGCATTTCTCAATGCTCGCAAATTGAAAATCATGGTTTCAAGCTCGCAGCGCTTCTTGTAGTTTCTGAGGTTCGGGTATCTCGCGTAGGCCATGCAGATCAACTCCTTATCTCTTTCCTTCACGCCTGACGTCGTTGTAGATCGATTTGTAGGCCATATATCTGTTCTTGTCACCAACGCAGAAAGATTCATCAGTCACTTCACAGCGGTACACCACAAGAACGCTGCCTTTTCGATACGGTTGAAAATCCGGGTCTGGTGGTCTTTTGATCTCTGAATAGATCTTCCCGTTCTTGTTGAGAAATCTCAGCATTTGCTTCAGCTTTTTTCCTCGGTGCATCGTCTTTCCTCCACACAGTCATCCGCTCTTGGCCCCACCACCCGCATCTACTCAACGCCGAGTCACGGCTCGATGCCGTTGGACTGCGTTGCCACTCCCGATTTTTCCTTCCATCGATTCGCCTCGAATTGGACTACCGGAAGCCAAGAGGGATTGACCACGGAACTTTTCAGTCCTGCGCCGGTGCATCGGTCGCATCCGTTTGCTTTAACCATTAGGCCGGAGCCAGCTACTGTAATTCTGCGCCCTGTCGTACTTGCACTACCTACAGGCCGAGCGGATGGCCGGATATATCGTTTCACCAAGCCTTTGGAACCTCAACACTTTCCCTGGGTCCGCCGCAATACCCATGTGGACCGGCATACGAGGGTCGAACTCGCGCTCTCAGTTTGGAGGACTGATGTGCTACCACTACACCAATACCGGATATTTCGCGCCGGCGGCCGTCCCAAAGTCGTCGGCGCTTCCCGTCTTTCCGGGCTGTCAGCTTTTAGGAGGTACATATGCCTTGCAGAGATCCGGCCCTGCCACGGTTTAGCACTCAGGCAAATGCCGCCTTCGCTTGCTGTGGTCATGCCGATTGTCGGCTACCTTCTCTGCATTTTATTAGGACTTCCTTGTGACTATATCGTAACACAGCCGGCCTCCATGTCAATAGTTTTTTGGATATTTTTATCTTTTAACATAAAATATATCCACAATCAGTCGTTCTGTGTTTCGTTCATGTTCCCGCAGCCAGCTTTCCCAAGTTGGAGCACCAAATGCAGTTCCAGTGCACATGGTGAGCGCCTTCTCTTACGCGGGTGACGCTTTTCTATAGAAAGGAATTTACTCCGATCGCCACAGCGAAGAAGAGAAAACTGCGGCGTGGTGGAGACGGATGGAATTGAACCATCAAATAAGGGGATAAGCCTTACTCGCGCCCGCCACCTCCATATGGTGCGATTCCACACCATTGTTTTCATCCTGGAGGAAGTTCCTTTTTCTGTTCGTTTGTAAGCAGGAGTTTCAATGCGGTCTCTCTATACCGGAACATCCGTCTATCGTAGCTTTCTTTTCTGTCAAGATAGTCCTCGTTGCTTTTAAACAGGACTTCGCTGATTTCACGCCAATCGAAGCAATCTATGTAATACATCTCAATCACATTCCTCATGGCTGCTTTTGGGAGTTCGCTGATAGCCTGAAGCAGATCATTTCGTTCCCGATTGAGTTCACAGACTTTATCCCGAAGTTCTTTGTCAACCTCGTCCCTTCGGAACAGCCGTGGTGCGAACCGGTCTGTGTCTACATCATTTGATCGTGGCATACCGGTAAGGTTTTGAGCCTCAAGGCCATACAGTCTGGCATTCAGTCTTTCAAGTTTGGTAATCTGATACTCCAATCCAATGGAAGCGTCGCGGTACACTTCGAGGCGTCTGACAATGTTAGGTTTGCTATCCATATGGCAGTAACTCATTCGCCTCCCTTACCGACACATCAGTATGTTATCTCTTCTATCCAGTCATAACGCTCAGAGAACGGAGCAAAATCCGACTCTTCACAAGTGACTTTCAGTTCCCGGTCAAGCTGTTCTCTCCGATAATCCGATTCGACATCTTTGTTAAGAGCGTCAATAAAATCATCATACATTTCGCTGATGCCTTTTCTGACATTATTGATCCTGTCTTTGCCGAACGGGTCATTCCCCATATACTTTGGAGAATGGAGAACAATTCCTACAATGTCGAACATGAACTGCCGCATAGTGTCTCGTTCCGCCTCGCGGTTCACTCGGATCAGTTCCTTAATTTTGTCTGGATAGTCCTGCCCCTTTTTCGGGTTAAAGCTTCTTCTCTTAGCCATTTCACTTTACCCCAGTGCTTCCAAAGCCGCCACGATTCTCAGCGTTCATCTTCATCACTTCTTCGATTGGAAATCTGGCCGGATGCTTGTAAATCGTCATCTGGCAGATTCGGTCGTTGAATTCGATGAACCCGTCGCGGATACAGTACGCTTCAAAACAGATAATGTCATCGTCGCCACAGTACGAATTGTCGATGATGCCAATCGAATTTGCCAGGATAATTCCAAAGCGTCTTGCCGTGGAAGATCTCGGAGCAAGGATCGTACCATACCCATCAGGGAGCTTAATGGAAACGCCAAGGCTGATTCTTATGAGGTCGCCTTTATGAAAATCAACACTTTCTGCGGAACGCAGGTCGATCCAATCGCTGCCAGGTTTGTACTCAGGCATAATCAAATCTGGGTGATGCCGCTTGATCTTGATGGTCGGTGGGTATGCCCATGCTCTAGTTTCTTCACTCATTTTTTGTCCCTCAACTTCCCAAAGGCTGTTCCAGGGGCAGGTTCATCGAGGGTGACTGTGCAGGTGTCATCATTGGCGATGACCCAAATCAATCTCAGGTAGTTAATGAGATCCTGGATCTTCTCCATAAGGTCTTCCTTGTTTGAAAAATCGTCTCTCTCAACCTTGTCAACCAAAGCGACCCAGTGCTTCGTGGCATACCCAAGCGCAGTCTGCGCAGGAGTCCGGCCGATTGCTCTTGCGCCGGCAACGAAATTGTGGATTGCGTCAGCGTCGCTTGAATAACCGGCATTTTTCTCAAACAGTGTGTTGTTGCTTTTGTCGCTAATCTGCTTGATGAGAAATTCAAAAGTTTCATACGTCATTAGATTTTCACGCTCCTCATAAATTCTCTCGTAATAAGCGGCTGACACCTGGCGATCTCATCTGCCTGCTGCTCCATGCAAAGCTTCAGCTCCGGATGCGCATGTCCGTGCGCTCCTCGCTGCTGATAAATATGGCAGTAGTTTGCAAGATCGCACTCAAAAATGAAGTTGCTTGGGATGCTGAGACGATAAAGTCCGCGAACCGTATCCTGATCATCAAGCAAATCATCTCGTACATAGCCGTGCGTCGTCCATGTGTACTGGCATCCATCCCGTTCGATTTGTTCCGGTATTTTGATTCCGAGCATTGCAAGTGCAACCTCAGTCGGAATGATTCTATCGGAATACCATTCCGACACGTCGCCGGCCATGAACTTTGCCATCCGCGTTGACGAACGAATGATTCGATTATCAAGCCGTTCTGCGTGGGCATCAAAATCGTCCTGTGCGCCTCTGTGAAGCCCCTCGACCGTGAATGATAATTGGATGAACTCAAGCATAGTCGTGTGACTCTTGCCCCATTTGAGCAGCATGCTCATCCAGCCGCAATACTTCTCGTAGCTCTTGTCCAGAGACATCGGAATAATGTCCAGCATTCTTCCATTTCGGTCGAGGACATCGCTGCAGGTATTCCGGATGTCTTCTTCGAGCCTTCTTGTCCAGGTGCGCTTGCTGAAGAACATCGTTGTAATTGCATCCGGGATCCCCATGATCGAATTAAGATACACTCTCATTTTTCTTATCCTCCCATGGAACTTCTGTGCAGAAGCTGTCGCCAGTGATCATAATCATGCTATCCTTCATGAACAGTGGGACATTCCGGTCTTTGCAATACGCAACGACACTGTCTACCCATTCCTTCTCTGGCGATATCCGGTCTTTTCTGTTTCCGGTTTCCGCTCCAAGGATGATCCACTTCGGATTCATCTCAATCTTTTCAAGGTCCACAGGCCCGATAAGCGGTTCAATGCTGAGGAATGTATTTCTGTCTCCGAGATCCGGGATAACAGCAGAGCACTCTTCTCCGCCCGAGTAGGTAGCCCCATACCAGAAGTTCTCAATCTCCGGCAGCATGCCGTTTTCTGCAAGAGCTTTATATCTTGCGGGGTTCTTCGTGAGGAACAGGAACCGGCGATTGGGGAAGAACGAGCACGCATTGAAAACCTGACTGATCCAATCATCCGGGACCCAGCTGCCAAAGAGGTCGCCCATGGAGCAGACAAAGACGGTCTTCCCAAGGTATCTCATTTCAGAATAGTTCAGCCGGTATTTGTGAAGGGTTGGCGTGAAACCGAACGGATACGGGGCCCTTTTCTGTTTCCCATCGCCGCCGGTGAAATAAAGCGGTTTCTCGAGTTCTACGATGCTCGCATTCGGCTCGAGCCCATCATCGTTTCCTTTGAAACGGTTTGCAGTGGACCGTGCGTAGCAATACGGACATTCATGGAGGCAGCCAGATACCGGATTCCATGTAGAATCGCAATACTCAATTTTCGTCTTAAACATATTTCACCTCAGAACGGAAGATCAGAATCATCGTCATCGAGAGGCGCAAAATCTGTGCTCTGCGCCGGTTCGTTGCTTTGCGTGGAGTTGCTGCTTTGAGAATCCTTCTTGCTTTCTCCGAAGTAAACATTGTCAGCAACGACCTCCGCACTGCGTCGTTTGTTGCCTTCTTTGTCCTGCCAGTTGCGGATCTGCAGCCGGCCGGAAACGACGGCCATGCGCCCCTTCGCAAAATACTTGCTGACAAAATCAGCCGTTCCTCTCCATGCAACGATATCTACGAAGTCGGTCTCTTTTTCCGCTCCCTGTGCCGCATAGTCTCGGTCGACCGCAATCGTAAATGACGCTACAGATATGCCAGATCCAGTCTGGCGCAGTTCAGGATCTCGCGTAAGCCGTCCCATGAGGACGATATGATTCAACATTCTGTTTCTTCCTTTCGTTTAAGTCCGAGGATCTTGCACAACGTCTTGTCGATGATGATTCCTCCGGGAATATGGTATTTCTCCTGGAATCTCTGTTCTCCGAGATTGTGGTCTTCCGTGTGGTGGATTCTGCAAAGCGGCAATGCTTCCATACCCTCGTGAACGATTTCCTCCCGATCCCGGCCAAGGCCGACTCGGTCGACGTGGTGGATGTCGCAAGCTTGTCCGCAGATGCAGCATTTCTTATGTGCAAGACACCCGTAAATGTAATTCGGAACATCATCGACGAAGTTCAGAAGCGAGAAACTGCACGGGATATCCCAATCAAGTATGAAGTTGACTAGGAAGCGCTGGAACGCGCATACCAAGCTCATTGGTGCAGATGATAGTGAAAATATATGGTCGGCTGTTACCTGCAGATCCTCGGCGAGAAACTTCAGCTTGAGGTATTCCTTGGTCGGGTCGATTCCCATACCAGTGAAATTTGAAATCTCCCGCAACAGCTTGTAGCAGGTTTTCCTCTGCCTATCTGAAAGCGGCCGGCTGTCGATCATCTGGATATTGCACTCCTTGTAATCTCTCCGAAGCATTGTGCGCCAGTCATCGTACTTGGCTTTGATGGTCATAACACCGTGCTCATCGACATCCACGATTTTCCCACGCACTATATCGATTGGAGTTTTCATGCAGTTTCTCCTTCCGGACAAGAAGCTACTTACGCTTCTGGTTCCTCATAGTCGGGATATTCTTCTTCGTCTTCATCCGCGCTTTTTGGCTCAGGGAGATGTCTGATTCCGGACGGAAGCGCGGCCTGTTCCTCATGGCAGGCTTCATAATCGGCATCTACGACCTCTGCTTCAGTCGCCCACGGATGCTCATTTCCGTCTTCGTCCATAAACGATGTCTGGCCGTCGTTGATCTTGCCGAGGTAATACTTGTTGGAAGACACATCGAACAGCATTTCATCACCAGTCAGGGAGCCAGACCGCTTGGACTTGATCTGCAGAACAGAGGAAACAGAATGGTCGAATGTGGGCTTTGTGATATCGCGGAAGCAGTCGTTCTCATTGTCTCTGACCTGAGTTTTCTCAAGAGAAACACTGATCTTAATGGTCACGACTGCATCTTCGGCGCCTTTCATTTCCATGTTTCCGAGGGTATCATTCATGATCTTGTCGAAGTCCTCTTTCAGAGCCTCAAACGTATCGCATTCGAGCGAGATATACTTATCGTCCTTACACATTGTCGTTCCTCCTAAATATTATGTATTTCGTTTGATATACCCATCACGACAGGCATCGCAATGAAAGTCTTTCCAATACCCGTTCACCTTGCAGGAAAGCCAGCCCTTTTGATAAAGCTTCTTCTGAAAGATTCGGTAGTTCGGTTCGTTGTCTTCAAACGGGAAGCGTTCCTCTGCTTTGTGGCAGCCATCGCAGGTACACACGATTTCGCATACACCATAGGTGTCGCTCCACTCAATGTCTTTACTCATGGCGGTTCCTCCTATTCTGCTTCCTGGATTGTGACGACTACTTTTGGATCGTCACTGAAAAACTTCCGGACTTGCGCATCAACGATTTGAGCATCGTCATGGTACGCGATATCATTTAGCGCGTCACACACTATTTTTCCAATATTGTCAAAATCAGGCTTCTTCATTGGCCGGATTATTCTATCCCTCATGGCCTGTGCCTTCTTTTTACTGGCACTTTTGGGGATTGAATAGTATGCAGTAATTCTGACATCCAAAGGGGTTTCCTTGCTGTACTTGAAGCTCCCACACTGGCGTCGGTACTCGACTTTAACAAGGTTTTCATAGCTTGCAGTTTTATCCGGCGTATAGGTAGAAACAAACTTCCCGGTATTGCGGAATCTCGGTCTGCCCTTACCCTGTGGCTCGCCAAGTACAGTGAACCGCACCTTCTTTTGATAATCACGCATCGGCCTGATCCTCTTTCCTGGCAAGGGCCGAATACTCCAGATAATCGTAGTAAGTCTTCGCAGATCGGCGCCGGCGTTTTGGAGTGACGCTGTATCCGTTCTTGAAGAGAATCATAGCCACCGTGTTCCGATCATTCTTGTCGGATATGAGCAGTTCCCCAGTTATAAGTTCTTTGTTACCCATTCAAGAATTTCTCCATTTCATTGGATTTTGCAAATGCCGCTTTCTTTCTCCAACTCATTCCTTTGAACTCAAGTGGATAGCACATCTCGAAAATCCTGTCATAAATTCTCTCATACTGCATACTTTCGGCATCCATCATTTCGTCCATTGTAAGGTTTGTGGTGAGTATCACAGGAAGCTTTGACCGATACCGTGCATCGATGATGTTGTAGACCTTTTCGAGTGCATAGCTTGTCCTACGCTCTGCTCCGAGATCATCAAGAACAAGCAGCTTTGCAGATTGAAGGTTCTGAATGATGTCGTTGTCTGTATTCTTTTCGAGCATTTCCAGCAATTTGATAAACGAGATCATAACAACAGGAATCTTTTGGTCAAGCAAATAGTTTGCAATGCAGGCAGCTGCAAATGTCTTGCCGGTCCCGACGCCTCCATACATAAGCAGCCCCATGTTTTTCTCCATCATCTTGTCAAACGCTGTGGCATACCGCTTACAGAGCCTAAAGCACTTTTCGTTGTACTGGTTGAGAACAAAGTTCTTAAATGAAATGCTCCGAAATCTGCTGTCCATTAGACTGTCCTTGCGAAGCTTGCTGATGGCCTCCATTTCCTTTTCCTGTTCGTCTCGCGCCTTCTGTTGCTTGTACGCGTCAGACTTGCATTTACACATTACAGGAACAACCATCGGCACTTCTGCTCCGTTTCTGGTCAGCGTAATCAGCTTCTGCTTCCGCTTTCCGCACTTCCCGCAGACAAGCAGGCCGTCAGAGTCTTTGAAGTCCTCCGGATTAACCACAGCATTCTTTCTGGCATTGTTGATAACCGGAGCCATGAAATCGTACTGGTCTGGCATCTTCCTTTACCCCCACCTGGAATAAGGATTTCCATTTGGATCATCTGGCGCATCCTTCTTCTTCGGCAAATAGTCAGTAAACGGCATCGTATCAGACAGGAACGTCTTGCACTGCTTGATAAACTGCCTTTCTGTCCCTTTTCGTTTGCACTGCAGCGCGTAGTTCTTCGCAGCAGAAAGCAGATCCTCTGCACTGTAGCCATTCTTTAGCCGCGCCATGTACTTCTTGTAGGCGGAGCCTTTTTCGTCTTTCCGGGGATACGCAATCCAGAATTCCTCAAACGGCTTCGAATACTGAATGCTCCCGTCAGCCTCTCCCGGAGCAGGTTCATCCCCGCTGCCGGCTCCGCGTCTGGCTGCGGCCTTCCGCTTCGCATCCTTCTCTCGTCTCGCCTGTGCCGAAAGCCAATCGGACTGCCATGTTTCCCAGTCGTGGATGACAAGTTTCCCTTCCGCCTTGTCGATCCACCCTGTTTCAATAAGTGCAGCAACAACATCATTAGGGGCAAGATTACACCCAACGCCTACGCCGTAAAGGTATCTGGCGATATCCTCCTCGCTGGCATTCAGGATTTCTCCGGCCTCATTCGTGTTGTTCTGCCCCCAGAGCCAGAAGAAAACAAGGATTCCCAACGCCTCAAACGAGGAAGTATTTAATCTCTTGCGCAGATCGCGCAGCTTTGGTCCATCAACTGTTGAATACACTGATAAGTACCTCCCGTTTGACACGTCTTCCGCTCCCTCCTGCTCTTGTTTGAAAAAGCCTTTCATTCATCGCTCGGTTCAATGTCAGTCACCTCACCGGTTTCCTGATTCACATTCTTGCTGTCAAGTGAGCGCTTGAGCAAATCGCCCATGACCTCCGCGAAAATAGATACCGGCATCTTCACGGTGCTGTCGCGGCCATGATCCGCAAGGATTTCTTTGAGAATCTCATTTCCATTTGCCCCAAAATGCTCTTTTGCAGTTCGAAAGAGTTGCTGTCTCTGTTCCTGCGAGATTTCAGGATCATCAGGAGTGTTGTCTGCAGCAGGTCCAGCAGGTTCGTCATCGATTGCAGTTGCAGGTATCGCTCCAGATGCGATCATTTCATCCTCGGAGTACACGCCTTCGTAGTCTTTCGGGAAAGCTTCTCTGACACATTGACTAATCGCAACCTTGTTAATCATAGTAGCAGGCTTCGATTTCCAGTTTGCCATTCCCTTGTTGTACTCAGAGAACGCAACCTCCTTGAATGCAGTGCGCTCAACATCCTGCCTCATGAAGTGGACTCTGCACCATCCTCCAATCAGAGCCTCACCAGGATACAGGCAGCATCCTTCTTTCTGGATGATCTGGTTTCCTCTCTGGACAACAATTCCATCCTCTTTGAATAAATAGTTCGGATGCTCCCATGCCCTTCTCATGTATGTGTCTTTTCCGATAACGACTTGAGCAGGATCGTCCTTGCTGTATTTGATGAGGTAGATTTCCCCACCAACGGTAGGGTTGAGTTTGAGCTGTTTGCAGGTGTTCATGAAGAAAACAATCTCTTGGTCGCTGACCAGTTCAGATCTTCCTCGAACCAGATATTTCTTCACGAACGGAAGATCAAGTTCGACGTGTGTTCCCATGACATCGTAACTAGCGCAAAGGGCGTTTTGTTCTGCTTTTGTAAGTTCTGCTGCCATTTTTCTGCTTCCTTTCTATTACTTTCTGATTGAAATAACGCTCGTTTTCTTAACCTTGATTCCGGGGATCTGAATTGCTCCCTTAGTGGCTCGTATAAGCTTGAGTACGGCCTTAATATCGACGGGCCGGATTTCAATTCCGGCAACAGATACCGGAACAAGAGCAGAATCAACAGATTCGATCTCCCAGTCCTTTTTTGAAGACACACCTGCCGTCTTTTCGGGAGCAGCATATGCGATCCCGGTCTTGGCGTAGTCATCCATGACTTCCGCATCTGACATTGCGTAGGCCGCAGCCTCGTAGTTTCCTGCCTTTTCAAAAGCAGCGGCCTCGTCCAGTTTCTGTTTGGCGGCCTCCTCAGCTTCCTTTCTGGCAGCTTCCTCAGCTACCTTGCGCCGCCGCTCCTCCTCCACCAGGTACTCGCTCATTGTCTGTTTGACAATCTTTTCTGCCGCCTCCAGCGGATCGAGCATCTGCTTTTTTCTGGAGAGCACTTCATCGTATGCTCTCTTTGCAGACATCCGCATCGGCTCAAAAAACTCTTTTACCTGTGCCTGTTTTGCCTTGATTGATCTGCCGAACTCAGCAGCTGCTTTGAACTGCGCCTCGTTCTGAATGATAATGTTCCGTGCATGTTCTTCCACGGTATAGACCTCTTTGCTGAGAGCAACCTCCGTGTCAAGAGCCTGTGCGGACGTTCCAGTGATGATTTCCATGTCCTTTCCTCCTGTTAATTTCCGCTGCAATTCCTACGCAGCTTTGTGTGTATAGTCGTAAACGGTCTTCAATGCTCCGAATACTCTCCATCGCTCCGGATCGTACCGTTCAAACTTCATTATTTTGTAGGTTCCATCTTTTTTGAGATGGAGGATTTGCTTTGCCTGAATCTCAAGCCCGTCGGTTTTGAATGCCTGCGCATAGGCTTCGAGTTGAACACCACAGGCCATCTCCTCCAGCTTGTACGTTGACTTGATATCAATCAGGGTCAAAACGCCATCTACAATAGCGACCATATCTGCCGTTCCGGCGTACCGCATGACTTTGTGGTACAGGCGTGTTTCCGAAGCAAGTATCTCAGGGGAATAATCCTCGTGCCATTTCAGGAAATCATCCATATATCCGGAATATCCAGCTAAAATGTCAACAATCCCGAATTTGATAAAGTTCTCGCAGGCGTTGTGGACGATAGTTCCTTTGTCCGCCGCTGCATTGAGCGTTCTGGCATCTACCCTGGAGTAGATGAAGCTGGACAGCGGCTGCATGATTTTCGTGACACTCGGGAGTTCCATCCCGTGCAGCGTGTAAATGTGTTTCTGTTCCTCAAATTCAAGTTCAGGGAACTGAGGGATTTCAATCTTCGCATTCATCATTGCCACCTGCCACACTCTTGACGGCTCCGTACTTTTTCAGAAGGATCTCCGGAGCAGCCTCTACGAAACAATCTTCGTGATAGTGATCTCCGTTGAAAACGACTTGATCGTCACCCTCACAAATCGGATCACAGCAAAACTTGCACTTGCAGATCTCAGCAGGTTCTGGCGGCTCTAGGCCGAAACTGACGTTGTACGGCATCTATTCATCTCTCCAATCGCTTTAATTCCAGCCCACATGGCATGGTTTCCAAGTTCGCATTTGAAAAGCAGTGGGAAATAGTCGGGGCCTTTTCTGAGGTAGACAAGCTTTTTCATTGTGTAGGCAAGCACTTCTCCGACTTCATCGGGATCAAAGCGAATGTGCTTTTCTTCTTCCACTGCATGCACAATGTTGATAATCTGCGCCTTAACCGAAGGTTCCATCTAACGTCATCTCCCCTGCAATCCCCTGTTCGATCAGGTCCTCCATATAGTTGATGATTGATCTGCTGTATTTACTGCTGTAGTATCCCTGTTTCCACAAGCAGGACGCGCCGGTTTCACCGCAGTTGTATGCCATAAGCGCCAGGTTGTAATCGTCATACTTGTGAACAAAGCCGCTGATTATGTATGTACCGGCGTAAATATTGTCGGCAGGGTCATCCGCAATGTCATCAACGCCAAGATATGCAAGGTCCTCACAGACCCATTCAAAGTTGATGCTTGCAACCTGCATGAGTCCATAACATTCGGCGTTGTAGGCAGTCTCACAAAAGCTGCTTTCTTTCCAGATCATTGCAATCACGAGCGCATACGGAACATCAAACCGCTTTGCTGCATCTCTGGCCGTCATCTGTAAATCGTATGAAAGAGGGATTTCGTCGCTCAAATAGCCTTCGCGCAGGAGATCGGCGGTTTCATCGTGTTCCTCCTCGTCTGGAAGTGCTTCAGCAGGCTCCGACAAAGCGTCGCTGGGTTCTGCCAGTTCAACAAGCGTGTACTCGGTATCTTCCGCATCAGGCATTCTATACATCTCGTACTGTCCGACGTTTTTATTCTCCGTTTCCAGCGACGAAAACTCTTCATTCGTTTTGATAATCCCGCACGCTTTGAGTGACGCAGCAACGCTCGAATACAAGAGCATCGCAGAAACAATCATCAGTACGACGATGCTTACAGCAGAAAGAACGGTTTTCATCTGTCTGCGAAATTTCTTCATCTGTTATTTCCCTCCCTGTCGCGGTCTGTCATAACTTGTGACCCAAGCATTTTGAGTTCGGTTGCAGCCAGGATAAGCTTATCAGCGTACTCAAGAATTTCCTGCAGACTTGGAATCTCGTCTTCGGTGATCTCTCCGTCTTCTGCAATGGAGATCAGTTCCCGCTTCACATCTTCGAGTTTTCCAGGGTCAAGAAGGTTGATCAGCTTCAATGTTGTCCTCTCAACCGGCGTCATCATTGTCGCAATCGGATAGTTGCATCCAATCGGACATTCGTTTTTGCAGTACGCTCCAAGAAGATACGGAGCGTTATACAAGTCTGCCATAAGTACAACCAGATCGACCGGTACGCATTTGTGAAGGCCAAGTTCGATGTTTTTCACAGTGTCAACGGACACCCCAAGCGCTTCGGCAGCGCCTTCTCTGCTGCTGAGGCTGCCATTCCATTTTGCTGCTTCTATTCGGGCTTGGTAATACACATTACCTGCCGCTTTCGTAGCACCACGTCCCATTTTTATTCCCTCGCCTTTCTGCTAGAATAAGTGCATAGATAAGACATGATTTCATTCAGAGATAATGAGATTGACCGTTCTGAAATCAAGGTTGAAAATTAAACAGCCATGCCAGCGCGGCCCATGCTGGAACGGCCTTTCTTCAGTTGGCCGCCAAGAAATATCTCGTTGAAGTCATCAAGATCCAGCCCAAGTTTTTCAGATACCAGAATTGCTTCGCTGATTGAGAAAGGAACTTCTCCGCTTTCCTTCTTGGTATACGAAGAAGTGGACCTGTTTATAAGTTCTGCCATCTGCTGCTGACTGTATCCGAGCGTGATCCGTCTGCCTTTGATGATTCTCGTTCCTTCAATCCCAAGTGTCTCCATATGTCTCCTCCTTCCTTTTATGGAATCTATATACTAATCGTAGCATACCCGACCCGGTTGTCAATAATTTAATTACGTTAATCTATAATATTTTTGCAATTATGCGTAAATGAGTTGACGCTTCTGAAAAACTCATGTATTATAAAAACGAGGTGTTACTATGTTGAAACAAGAAATGGTTGGGAAAACATTTTCCACGAGGCTGTCAGAAGTGATGCAGCAGCGAGGTCTGACGATTCTTGATCTCTATATGAAATCAGGCGTAAATCAGGCAACGCTTTGCCGATATCTGAACTACAACAAATATAAGATTCTGCCTTCCCTTACAAATCTGTGTGCAATCGCAAGCACCTTGAATGTCTCGATTGACTGGCTCCTTGGCAACTATGATCGATGTGATTATATTCCTGCAACTCAGGAAAACCTGAATTTGCTCTTTGCCTACAATGTTGCATCTGAATCAGACAAAAGCATCATTGACCTGATCATAAAAAAGTATCAGGAAGAGAAGGTGCAGAAATGAGTGTGGGCCATTTTGCATCAGCACCTTCGGAGAAGTTCATTTCTTCTATCAGCGACAGAAAAACATCTGCTGGATTGTCTGCTCTCATTACGAGGATTGCTTCGTGCTCTCCGATTTTCAGAATAGATGAATCTCCAGACCAGCTGTGTATTATGTTTACTGCTGACGGAGGGAAAAGATACTCCGCATTTATGACCTTTATCATCCGTTCGGGCATTGCTTTATGTGCCGTGTCCAAAAAGGATATGTATGCGGCTATGGACAATTTCGGCTGTTTCTCATTCGATTCGAGTGACTATATAAACGAAATCTACAGCATTGCAGGTGCGGACAACGCTGCACAATCTGTAGAGTTCGATGCTTCCTTGCTTGTGGACAATTCCGAGGGCGTTCTAAGTGCTGTAAAGGAATTTGCCAGCACAATAACCGATGGATACGAATTCACAACGGTTGTTTATTAGTTGTTTATTTGTATCAAAAACTGCGAAAATTTCAAAAGTGCGTATGACTTTATCAGAGGCTTTTCGCAAGATATTGCAGAATATTGAAGATATTTCAGAACATTTCAGACTTTTTTACTTGGGGCTCCTAATTCGTAATCAGCAGGTCGCCGGTTCAAGTCCGGCCACTAGCTCCAAAATGTGTTGATGAAAGATGCAACGCAGAAAACGCCGCACGAAAGTGCGGCGTTTTCACATATAATGAGCCACTTTTAGAATGAAAAAGTTGCAAAAACTCGATTTTTCAAAATTTCAGTTTTGCCCCGCGAGAGGCGACATTTTTAAGATGCGCCCTGCCGAATTTATGGTCTGGTGTGGTTCGAACACCGAGGCTTAAAAAAGAATAAAGAATAAGAAGGCAGGCCGCCGTTCGGCTCCCTATGTGGGAGCGGACGGCGGCCTTTTTCGTCTCATTGGTGCTTATGTTGCTTTCGCCTTGTTTGTCTATCATTCCTTGGTGGTGTTGGTAATAGCTTTCTCGTAACCTTTCGGGTATGCTTGCGTTACAAAAATACGAAAGAGGTGTCCGAGAATGGCAACCACCAAAAACTTGTGCGCTCAGATCCCCATCGACCTACATGAGCGGGTCAGCGAAGAACGGGAACGGCTGGGCCAGACCACCAGCGAGTACATCGTCAACCTCATCCAAGACTATTACAACATGATGGAAAATCAGAAAGGCGGCATTCAAATGACTGAAAAAGGCAGAACGATGGCATTCCAGATTCCCGAAGAACTCTTCCAGCGCATCAAGCGTCACTTGGAGCGCGAGACGCTCCGCAACGGCAAAAAGCTCACCCAGCGAGACTTCGTGCTGAACTTGATCACGCAGGCGCTGGACGAAGCGGACGCTGAGAACACCGCAGAGCAGAACGCCCCCACTGAGGCCCCTGTCGCGCCCTGTGTGGCCGACGTGACCGCTCCAGCGAACACGGACACCCCCGACGAAGATAACGCCGTGTAAGCCCGCACAAAAGCCAAAACAAAAGAACACGATTTAGGGAAAGCCACCCAGGGCATCCGAATATATCGGATGCCCTGGGTGGCTTTTTGCGTTTCATCAGAAAGGAGGCACACATTATGGCAAGCGAGATCAGAAATCGCTTCACAGACACAGAAATGCAGATCGCCAGAGAAACGGACCTGCCGGAGCTGCTCTCCCACCTCGGCTATCAGGTCAAGCGCGTGGGACGCTTCCATACTACCGCGGAAATGGACAGCCTGCGGATCAAGGACCGCCGCAAGTGGTTTCGGTATTCCCAGAATACCGGCGGGGATGCCATTACCTTCCTCCAGCAGTTTTGCGGAAAATCCTTTCCGGAAGCAGTGGAGTACCTTCTGACCTTCCATGGGAAAGCCAGAGACGCGCCCATTCCGCAGCCAAAGCCGATCAGCCCGAAACAGGAGTTTTCCCTGCCGCCCCGCAACGCGGATGACAGAAGGGTTTTCGCCTATCTCCGTAAGCGCGGCATCGCCGCACAGGTGATCCGGCAGTTTATGAACAGCGGCCTGCTGTATGAGGATGCGGTACATCATAACTGCGTCTTCGTCGGCAGGGATGAATCCGGACAGGCAAAGTACGCGGGGCTGCGTGGTACCTATGATCTGGACAGCCCCGGCTTCAAGGGAGACGCTCCCGGCAGCGACAAAAACACAGGATTCTCCCTCCCGCACGATCCGCGCTCAGATCTGGTGCTTGTCTTTGAGGCACCCATCGATCTGATGAGTTACCTCACGCTCCATAGAGACACAACCAACGCCGTTGCTCTGTGCGGACTCTATGACGGCGCACTGCAGACCTATTTGCAGGCGCATCCGGAGATCCGCCGTATTGCGCTGTGTCTGGACGCGGACGAGCCTGGGCAGAAAGCCGCCCAGCAATTACAGGAAAAGTATCAGTTACAGGGGTATGCCGTTACCGTGGAGAAACCGCGCTGCGGCAAGGATTGGAACGAGTATCTGCAAAGAAAGATTTGCAGCCGGGAAAGGGGGCGATAGCCAAAAGGACATCGTTTTCAACGCGGATAAAAAACAAAAAATATAAGGAGGACCTATGAATCTGAAAAAGAACCATTATTCCCGCAGAGCGCTGGCGCTGCTTCTGACGCTGGTCATTTGCGTGGGCATGATCCCCACCGCCTTTGCCGCCCAGCAGAACAGCTACCACGACCCCGCAGAACACTGGATGCAGGCATCCGGTCGAACCAATGAGCTGGACGCCAACAGTGTTGTGACCCGCGAGACCTTCAAGTGCGGTGAGTGCGGCAAAGCCACATCTTTTGAGGTGTTCCGCGTTCCCGAATATACCCGCAATGGTCAGCCGGCACTTAGCCGCAATGTGAAATATTCGGACGGCACGATGGTAGATGGTGTCGGTAAGGGTGATACCATGGACGGCATCCCCGGCAAGGACGCCACCTATACCGGATATCACTACACCAAAGCCGTCTGTGAAACCTGTGGCGGCATCAACACAAATATGAGCAAAAGCGAGTACGGCTATCTGAAAAATGTCTACTGGCTGTATGACTGTGCCGCCGCATTTACGCAGGAACTGGACGAAACCGTTTCCTACGAGTACACGGACGATACCTATCACACTGTCACCACCAAGGGCGGCACCTACTGCGCATTCTGCTACGGTACCAATCATACGGTCAGCCGCAAGCTGGAGCGCCACAGCATGGTGACGGAAGTCCTGCCCCAGCCGGCAAACGGACGCTTCGCTACGGTAGAGAAATGCAGCCTGTGCGACTACGCCCGCTATGACTACACGGCGGCAAAGGCGGTCATTGCAGACTATTACGGCGTGGTGGACGGCAAGCCCCACACCATCACGGTCAGCGACCTCTCCGAAGCCGGTGTCCGCACCTCTATCCGCTACGGCAACAGTGCGGATAGCTGTACCATGACCTCCGCGCCCAACTACACAGAGGAAGGTCAGTACATGGTTTACTATGAGATCACCTACACCTACAAGGGCAAGGAAATGACCGAGAACGGCGTGGCGAAGGTATGGCTGCGAGATGAAAGCACTAAGGACGATGGCTCCTGTTCCTGCGGCTGCGGTGACCCGGACTGCGGCTGCCAGGATAAGAACTGCGGCGGCAACTGCTGCACCGATAAAGGCTGCGGCAAGGATCATCATTTCACGCTGCTGGACAGCGTGAAAGCCGGCTGCACCAGCCTCGGCTATGACCGCTACCTCTGTATGGAGTGCGGCAAAATCGAAAAGCGCGACTATGTGGACTCACTCGGTCACGCATGGCAGAGCATCGTCATCCGCGACGCTACCTGCGAAACGGATGGCAAGTTGCTGGAGCTCTGCTCCCGCTGCGGACAGATGAAGCAGACCGCCACGCCCAAGGGCGAACACAGCTATGAGGTCTATACCGTGGCCGCCACCTGTACCAGCCCCGGTTATACCGTCCGCGAGTGCTCCGTTTGTGGCGATCGTCACATTGAGGACATCACTTCCGTTCTGCCCCATAACTACGAATCCCATGTAATCGCCGCGACCTGTGAGGGCGGCGGCAAGACCATCCACCGCTGCGATGGCTGCGGCAGCAGCTTCGTCACAGACTACACCGATGCGCTCGGTCATAGCTGGGATGAGGGAACCCTCGTCACCAACGCCACCTGCACCGGCGAGGGCGTCATGGAATACCGCTGCACCCGCTGTGGCTACCACCGTCTGGATGCCGACCCCGCGGATGGCCACATCCCCGGCGCTCCTGCTACCTGCACGGAACCCCAGCTCTGCACCCGCTGCGGCGCTGTGCTGGAAAAGGCCCTGGGACACGATTACAAGTCCGAAGTGACCGCACCCACCTGCACCGAGATGGGTTACACCACCAACACCTGCGCCCGCTGTGGCGACACTACCAAGACCGACTATACCGAGCCTGCCGGTCATAAACCCGGCGACTGGATCATCGACAAGGAGCCTACCACCGATTCCGAGGGCAGCAAGCACAAGGAGTGTACCGTGTGCGGTGAAAAGCTGGAGACGCAGCCCATTGAAAAGATCTACAACAGCGCCACCACGGACAGCAAGGGTGAGGCCATTGTAGGCGGCTACCTTGTGACCGTCACCGATACCGACACCAAGAATCCTATTGCCAATGCTGCCGTGGCGCTCCATAAGGACAACAGCATCTCCATCCGCCTGCCGAATAGCCGCCTGCTGGACTACGCAGACCAGACGACCGTGACCGTGCAGCTTGTCAAGGACAAGTCCGCAGTCCCCGATATGGGTATTTCCGTCGCAGATAAGAATGACAATTATGCCGCAGGCAAGACCGACAAGGCAGGTCAGATCACCGTCCCCACCGGCAGCGGTAAGACCAACGAGGACGGCAAGGTCACTACTGGCCATGAGGATGCGGACGGCGATCGCTGGACGCTGACCGTCAAGGTCATCCGCACGGACACGAAGCGTCCCATCTCCGGCAGTGCAGTGTCCATCGGCAAGACCGGCAATATCACAGTGAAGCTGCCGGACGGCACGGATCTGGACGCCAAGCATCAGGTGACGGTCATCGTGACCGACCACAAGAAGGCTCCCCAGCAGGGCAAAAATGTTACGGTCAAGGGTGATCTCGGCCAGTCTGCCGCAGGCAAGACCGACAAAAATGGCGAGCTGACCGTTCCCGCAGTGGAGCAGACCGAGCGCCACGGCGTTTACATCGTCGGCTACACGGACGGCACCTTTGGCCCCAGCCGCAGCATGACACGCGCGGAAGCCGCCGCCATCTTCGCCCGCCTGCTGGCGGAGAAGAACGGCGATACCATTTCCACGGCGGCAAATACCAAATTTGCGGATATTCCCGCCCATGCCTGGTATAGCGGCTATGTGAAATATCTGAGCAACAACGGCATTACCTACGGCAAGAGCAAGACCGTCTTTGCCCCGAATGACGCTATCACCCGCGCGGAATTTACCACGATGGCGGTCCGTTTCTTTGATGTGTACGGTGATGGCGACGCTGAGATCATGGAGCAGTTCAGCGGCTTCAACGATGTTTCTTCCGGCTATTGGGCGGCAGAATACATCAAGTACGCTGCGCTCCACGGCTGGATCAACGGCTACGGGGACGGCTCGTTCCACGCAGACCGCGAGATCAACCGCGCGGAGGTCGTCACCATCGTCAACCGCCTGCTGGGACGCGAAGCGGATGAGGACTACATCGCGGACAATCTCCGTAAGCTGAACACCTTCCCGGATGTCAGCCGCAAGCATTGGGCGTATTACGCCGTCATGGAAGCTGCCAACGCTCACACCACCGTACTGGGCGAGAGCGAAAGCTGGAGCAAGTAAATTGTATCCCCCTGCGGGTGGTCTGCTATCAGACCACCCGCGCTTTTATCCAAATCTAACAATCACTCAAATAAAGGAGCACTGAATATGCTGAAAATTACTGCCATTGGCAATCTGACCCACGATGTGGAACTGAAGATGAACGAAAATACCGGCAAACCCTATGCCATCCTGCGTATCGCTTCGGATCGCCGCTATAAGGATAAGGACGGCAACAAGCTCACCGATTATATCTCCATCAAGGTGCGCGGTTCTCTGGCCGAGCGCTGCGCGGCGTTTGCGTGGAAGGGCTGTAAGCTGGCGGCTGCCGGCGATTTCGAGACCATCACCTTCGCGGACGATCCCCAGCGCCAGCCCGGTTTCCTCATCAAAGCCAGCGATGTGGAATTCCTGTCTCCCCGCAAGGCGGAGGAAACGGCGCAGGCTGTGGATGCTGCGTCTGTTTGTGAGGATGCCGCCTGATGAAAAACACCGGGATCACATACACCAGCGCAGAGCGCAGCCCTGTGATCCTGCCGGAGATGGCCGAACTGCTCCCGCCTTTGAGCGCGGAGCAGTCTGCCGCTCTGGAAGAGGATCTGCTGCGAAACGGCTGTTACTCCCCCATCATCGTCAATGAGGACATGGTGATCGTGGACGGGCATAACCGTCAGGCACTGTGCGAAAAGCATGGCCTGCCCTATACGATGGCGGTATTCTCCTTCGAGGATCTGCTGGAGGCCAAGCAGTGGGCGCTGGATACCCAGAAGGGACGCCGCAATCTGGAAAAGTGGGAGCTGGGCAAGATCGCGCTGAAGCTGAAGCCGGAGATCGAGGCAAAAGCCAGGGCAAACCAAGGGACACGCACAGACCTTTCGGCAACATTGCCGGAAAGTTCCGATACTGTGGACACCCGCAAGGAGCTGGCAGAAGCAGTCGGCCTGGGTGAGCGCACCATGGGCAAGGTCATGCAGATCGATGAGAACGCCCCAGCGGTCATCAAGGAGGCTCTGGATAAGAAGGAACTGTCCATCAACAAGGGTTATGACCTGACCCGGCAGCTTCAGGACCTGCCGGAAGAGCAGCGGGAGCAGGCGGCCGCCGAAGCGCTGGAATACGAAAAAGCGAAAAAAGAACTGAAAAAGCAGGATGCCGAGATCGACCGAAAAGGAAAGATCGCGGCGCTTTTCTGCAAAGCGTATGAAAAAGCCGTCCTGCTGACACCGTCCGAGGAAAATGTCCGCTGCTGGACGGACGGGACGCGGATGACCCCGGAGGAAATGCGGGATACCGTGAAGGAATCCCGCGAGCTGGCGGAGGTGTTCCGGACGATTGCGGATATCATCGAGCAGAAGATCCTGCCCGCGGATTGGAGGTGTGCCGATGCAGAAAGCGAAGAAAACGATGCCCAGCCGGACGGGAATCCCGCCTGACGCGCAGGCGGAGATTTTGCAAAAGCTGTCTGCCGAGACGAAGATCACTTCCTGTGAGATCGCGGAGATCTTGAAAAAGCATGATGTCTGCGGAGATATGGATGCGCTCCAGGACGCCTACCGGAAACGGCTGGGACAGCGTCTCCTGTCCGGCATCCGGGACGAGAACGGCAAGCGGGAAATCCTCTCCACCAGCGGCGGTGAGTATGTCATCGTAGACTGCTGCAATGACCCGCAGAAGTTGAAAGCCATCCAGCGCCGCATTCAGGCGCAGATGAATGGGCTGGATGTGTCTGCCGGGAAGGTGCATGGTCGCGTTCACTTTTTAGAGCGTTTTGCGGGCTGGGTAAGAAAGGAGCGGTCAGATGGAGCGGCATGAGGAAATGCTGTCCCCGGAGGAACAGTACGCGCAGCTTGCGCCGACGCTGGACACAGACGGCTTCTCGTTGTATGCCGCCGCGGAAGAAATCACCGGGCTCAAGGTCTATGAAGAATTTCCCTATGAGGATAACCATGGAATGTTTGAGATGGCAGACGGACACACGCTGCTGCGGTATTTGGAAGCGGCATACTTTGGGACCGTTACCTGGGAGATCGTCCCCGGCACGCCCTATGAGCGGGCGATTCTCGGTGAAGTGGATAAGACCTCACCGGAGTATCGCACATTTTATCAAAAGATCTGCGCGGGTGCGGCAGCGCACATCAAAAAACGTATTGGGAAGGAGAGACAGAATGTGAAGGAACCGATCACAGAGATCAACAAAGAATCCTTCTGGGACCTGATCCATGAGGCAAAAAACGCCTGCGGGCAGGATATGGACGCCATGCTGGCCTATCTGAAAGACCGGCTGGTTTCTATGGGTCCCACGCAGGCACAGAATTTTCACGACATCATCCACGCCTATGAAGATCTCGCGGACAAGTTCGACTTGTGGGACGCGGCAGGGATCATGAAGGAATACGGCTGCAGCGATGACGGTTTTATCGACTTCCGCGCCTGGCTCATCGCACAGGGGCGCGAGGTCTATTTTGCCGCGTTGGCAGACCCGGACAGCCTTGCGGATGTCGTTCCCTACGGCGATTGCTGCTTTGAGCAGTTGAGCTATGTCGGGGACTATGCCTACGAGCAGCTCACCGGGAAAAGCGCCTATGATCAGACAGATTGGAGCGCATATGAAGCGCTTTTGATGAAGTTGGAACAGGATATCGTTTATAAGGGCGGCATCGAGTTTCCCAGAGAGGGCGCGGATCTGAAGAAATATCTGCCCCGGCTCTGTGCGAAGCATCCGGAGTGGGACGGTCAAACACGCTGGAATCCGCAGCTGAAGGAGATCCGGGATCTGATCCATGCTGGAAAGGACTATGACCGGCGCCAGACATCAAATAAGAAGAAACGCAGCCGTGGAGGTGAGGCAAGATGAGCGAGTCCATGATTGTTGGTGTTGACCACGGCTATGCCGCTATGAAAACGGCCCATTTCTCGTTCCCCTCCGGTCTGGTGGCGTATGAGCATGAGCCATATACGCTGAAGGACGTGCTGGAATACGGCGGAAAATTCTATGTGGTGGGCAGCGGGCGTCAGGCGCTTCAGAAGAATAAAACGCAGACAGAGGACTACTACCTCCTTACGCTGGCAGCCATCGCAAAGGAGCTCTCCTTCCGTCATGCGGAGCCTGCAGCAGAGATCCATCTGGCGGCCGGACTGCCCCTCACCAGCTTTGGACGGGAGAAAAATGCATTCCGGGACTATCTGCTCCGGGATGGGAAAACGGTGAATTTCCGCTATGAAGGGCAGGACTATTCCATCGCTATCCGCAAGGTGTCGCTGTTCCCGCAAGGTTATGCCGCAGTCTTGACCCAGAGCATCCTGCTGGATGAGCCTTCTGTGATCGTGGCGGATATTGGCGGATGGACCGTGGATCTGATGCGTTTGGACAACCGTATCCCCAATGCATCGACCTGCCGCAGTCTGGAACTCGGCATGATCCGCTGTCTGGATGAGATCGGTGAGCAGATCCGCCGCACGCTGGGCCTGTCTATGACGGCGGCACAGATGGAAAGCGTGCTGCGCGGCGATGCTGTCCATATCAACGAGGATGCCAGAAAAATCATTGACCGGCAGGCAGACGCCTATATCCATCGTCTGCTCTCCGCCATTACGGAGAGCGGACTGGATACCCGCGCCATGCCTGCTGTTTTTCTGGGCGGTGGTGCGGCGCTGCTGAAGCGGAATGTATCCGCTGCGGACGGCCTTTGCCG